CCACAGGGTAGTACAACATTAAATGGTGCAGCGCTCAAGTCTGAGGGCAAGGCTGAGATTGAGACATTAGAACTTGATCTAATCAACTACAAAGACGGCGGTACTCCGCTTACTTTTGTAATTGGCTAAAAAAATCTTGACAACTTAATACATATGTAATATATTATAGTATCACTAAAGGATGCTATGATTATTGGTTTTGTAGGTTTAATTGGTTCGGGCAAAGATACCGCTGCTGATTATTTGGTAAATTTTCACGAGTTTCGTAGAGAAAGTTTTGCCGGTACATTAAAAGATGCAGTAAGTATGGTGTTTGGATGGGATCGTACACTCCTTGAAGGACGTACAAAACAAGCCCGCGAGTGGCGAGAACAACGCGATGACTGGTGGAGTAGTCGTTTAGGCATGGAAATTACTCCACGCTGGATTCTACAATGGTGGGGTACAGAAGTGTGCCGTAAAGGATTCCATGATGATATCTGGATTGCTAGCTTAGAAAAGAAACTATACGACAGTAAAGATGATATTGTTATTAGTGATTGCAGATTCCCCAATGAAATCAAGTCAATTAAAGATGCCGGCGGCATTGTAGTACGTGTTGTTCGTGGAGCAGAACCTAAGTGGTACGATACAGCCATACAAGCCAATCAAGGTAGTGAATTACATCGTACTTTATTAGAAGACCAAGGCATACATCCAAGCGAAACTTCCTGGATTGGTACAAAGTTTGATGCTATATTAGACAACAATAACACCATTGATGATTTGTTTAGTCAGATTAAAAATCTGGTTTCAAGTCTCCCTGCCGCCAAGGCAGTTTGAGTTTATGTAGTATACGCTGACAGTTAGCGCATACTGTCTTTAAGTTAGTATATCTACAATTTGTTAAATTTCCATCAATGTAGAATACATTGAACTGATTGGGATATTTAGAAGTAAAACCGCATTTATCACAGGCGGATTTTTTAGTATATCCAGCTTTGGCCCACAATGGTGTACCTTCTCGGCGTTGGCTTGCACAGTGGTCGCACTTTGATCTATAGAAGGCTCGTCCTTCCTTATAATAGTTTATAGCAACAGGTCGTTGCCCACATTCTTTGCATAGATCTCGCATATTGCGCCCTTTTTGTTGCCCTTTACTTGAGTATTTAACCCTGTGTTTTTTCATATACTAGGTAAATAATTCAAGTAATCCAATTAGGAGATATTACATATGGCAACATTGAATTCACCAGGCGTAAGCGTAACAATAATCGACGAGAGTTTCTATACTCCAGCAGCACCAGGCACCGTGCCTATGTTGTTTGTTACGTCCGCACAAGACAAATTAAACGCAAGCGGTACCGTAGCAGCAGGTACAACAGCAGCTAATGCTGGTAAAGTATGGTTAATGACCAGTCAGCGCGATCTAGCTGATACATTTGGCGTACCACATTTTTACACTGATGCAAGCAGTAATCCATTGCATGGTGACGAATTAAACGAATACGGTCTGCAAGCAGCTTATAGCTTGTTAGGTGTTAGTAGCCGTGCTTACATTGTTAGAGCAGATGTAGATAATACTGCATTAGTTCCAACAGAAAGTGCTCCACACGGAGCGCCAGTTGCTGGACAATATTGGCTTGATACTAACGATAGTTTGTATGGTATTAAAGAATGGAGTCAAAGTAACGCAACATTTGTTGATAAAACTCCTATCATATTAAATGATGATTCAGATCCTGGTAACTTCAGTGGTATTAATCCATCTATTACAGTTGGCGGAGTTGGAGACTATTGCTTAATCATTACCAAAGATAATTCAAATAGACTATTTTATAAGAGAAGTGGTACACAGTGGGATGTTGTACTTAATGCATCAAAGAATTTTGTAGCATCTCCTCATTATCAAGTTCCTAACTGGACTTCTGGTACTCCTGATAAGAGCGTATGGGTTGTAACTACTAAACCAAATAATGGTGCTAACTGGAAAGTAAAGCGATACAATAGTGCATCTAAAAGTTGGGATACGGTAGATGCTCCAATTTATGATAAAGTATTGGAAGCTACCGCAGTATTAGATTCAAAAGGTGGGTCGGCTATTCCTGTAGGGTCAGTATTTGTAGAAACAAATTACACAAATAATGCAGCTAACGCACTTGCAGACTTTAAATTATGGAGACGTGCTAATGCAGGTGCAACTAATATAACAAGTTCTGGTAACGGTGCATTAAGCCCACAAGCAACTTATGATTTTACCATTAAAGAAACTATTGCTGGTTCTAATACCTGGCACGCGCCTGTTACAATAACCATAACAGGCAATGGTGGTAGTCTAGCAGCACTGGTACCAGCTGCTATTGCTTCACAGGGTTTTACTAATATTATTTGTACGTATAGTCCAATTACTGACAAATTAACAATTACGCATAAGCTAGGTGGAGACTTTGAATTAACAGATGGAACAAATGCACCATTAAACACCATGGGCTTTACTGTATCCACTAAAAACTTATATATACCTGCCGCAGGTGATGGCGTTTCGTGGATTGCTACAAACTGGACTCCGTTAAGCTATGTTGCTAAAGACAATGCTCCTTACACAACACCAGCAGACGGAAAATTATGGTACAATGCAGTGCATGATCAAGTTGATATCTTAATACATAATGGTACAACATGGTGTGGATATAACGCAGTAGGTAGTCAATATCACAATGCAGGTATTGACCCAGCTGGTCCAATTATATCAGCAACAGAACCAGAAAAAACAACTGGTCACAGTAATGGAACTGCGTTAGTAAATGGTGACATTTGGATTTCTACGGCAGATATGGAACGCTATGGAAAAGACATTTATGTTTATAGCACTACTGCTGGATGGATTAAACAAGACACAACTGATCAATCGTCATCAAACGGTTGGTTGTTTGCAGATGCACGTTGGGCCAATACTGGTACAACATTAGTTGCCGGCGACATTATTACATTGTTGAATAGCAATTATTTAGACCCAGATGCTCCTGATCCTGCCATCTATCCAAAGGGTATGCGTTTGTTTAACACTCGCCGCAGTGGATTTAATGTTAAGAAATACATGACAGGTTATATTGACATCTACGCTAATAATGGGCTTAACGATCGTTATCCACATGGCACAGGCGAATCAATGAATGCATATGCAACAGATCGTTGGGTAAGTCAACATAATGTAGCTGCTGATGGATCTGGGGTATTTGGACGTCAAGCACAAAGAGCACAGATAGTTGCAGCATTAAAATCAACTATTGATACCAATGCACTTATCAGAGATACAGATACAGTTAATTTTAACTTAATAGCTGCACCTGGTTATCCAGAAGCAATTCAGAATATGATTGCATTTAATGTTGATCGTGGACAAACAGCATTTGTGGTTGGTGACACACCATTCCGTTTAATGCCAACTGGTACAGAGTTAAGCAACTGGGGTATGAATACTGCCCTAGCACTTGACAATGGCGACGATGGTGCAGTAAGCTACGACGAATACATGGCTATGTATTATCCAAGTGGTTACACCAACGATAATACAGGTAACAAAATTGTTGTTCCGCCTAGCCACATGATGTTACGCACAATTATCAACAGTGATGCTAAGAGCTTCCAATGGTTTGCACCGGCAGGTACACGCCGAGGAGGAGTTGATAATGCTACTTCAGTTGGTTATATCACCGGTGAAGGCGAGTTCAAGACAACAGCATTGCCGCAAAACATTCGTGATGTAATGGACAGTGTTAAAATCAACCCAATTGCAACACTAACTGGCGTTGGAATTGTAGCTTATGGTCAACGTACCCGTTCTAAGAATGCCAGCGCATTGGATAGAATTAATGTTGCTCGTTTAGTTTGTTATCTACGTAGACAATTAGATGTTCTTGCAAGACCGTTCTTGTTTGAACCTAATGATGCACAGACACGTCGCGAAATCAAAGCAGCAGCAGAAAGCCTAATGCTTGAGTTGGTAGGACAACGTGCATTGTATGACTATGTTGTAGTCTGCGATGAAACTAATAATACCGCTGCGAGAATTGATCGCAATGAGTTATACATGGATATTGCTATTGAACCTGTTAAGGCAGTTGAATACATTTACATTCCTTTAAGACTGAAAAATACTGGCGACATCAAGGCTGGATTATAATAGGTAAATAACATAGATTAAGGAGCATTTATATGCCAATTGCAAGTTTAAATAGATTTACAGTACCAATAGCAGCAAGTCAAGGACCAAATACCCAAGGCTTGTTGATGCCAAAACTTCAGTATCGCTTCCGCGTTACATTGGATCAGTTTGGTGTAGGTGGTCAACCAAGCACTGAACTAACTAAACAAGTTATGACTGTTAGCCGTCCAGATATTACATTCGATGATTTTACATTAGATGTGTATAACAGCAGAATTAAAATGTTTGGTAAGCACAAAATTGGAGATATTAAATTCAAAGTTAGAGACGATGCTAGTGGTGTTGTTGCTAAAAAAGTTGGCGAACAAATGCAAAAGCAATATGACTTCTTTGAACAAAGTGGTGCAGCAAGTGCTGTTGATTATAAATTCAGAATGCGTGTAGAGATACTCGACGGTGGTAATGGTGCTTACGAACCAGTAACGCTTGAAAGTTTTGAATACCTAGGTTGTTTTATTAAACAAATTACCTATGCAGGTGGCGACTACACAAAGAACGAACCATTTGATATTGAAATGA